CCCACCGCCACTAGAACCGAAAGATTCAAAAGGTGCAGGGGTTGGAGCTAATAAAGAAGTCACGCCACTTATTGCTAAGTCCGTAACAATAGCAGTTGCAATACTACCAACTACTGGAATAGCTGCAACAGTAGTAGCAGCAGCGACAGCAGCACCAGCCACCGCAGTAACAGCAGTAGTCGCGGCAGAAACAACCGCAGCACCAGCACTAAAAACCGCTCCAATGGCAGCAGCAAAAAATCCTGATCCTGTTGCAATGGGTATGATCTGAATATCACCTTTTCCACTCATAGATAAAAAATCTAAGGGGACATCCATGTTATTCATTTTTATTTTGTAATATTGTTGACTCATATGCGCTTCAACTTCTGGAAAATTACACATCAAAAAACGAATCGCCTCTGCTGGACTTGACACGGCAGCCTCAAAATATGATGAACCAAGAAATTTTCTTAATCTTCCATATACTTTTATAGTTTTAAGCTGCATACCTGTAAACCTTTTTTGTGGCTTGTATATATTTTAAATCATATAT